TGCACCCATTGATCTACTTTCAATATCTTCTGGATGAACATTCAACTGCTCAATTAATTGTTCTCTAACCCACTTTTGTAAATTTCTACCCTTAGCCTTAGCCGAAGATGGTTTCATTGTCATAATAAACTCATTTATTTTTTTATTTATTTAATAAGTAAATGAGTTAATTTAGTTATATCCATAGCAAGAAAAACTCCTGTTAAAATTAATATATCCCAAAGTTTTAATTTTATACAAGAAGGAATAAAAAATATTGGAGCCATTATTCTTAAAATTAACCCGGTTTTTTGGTCAATAAAAAGCAAAAAATAATATCCAATTAATAGTGATGCATTTCCAATGTATCTGAATAGTACTTGTTTTTCCAATTTTGTATTGCTCCAAATACTACTAATACGTTAATTATAAACTATTCTATAATCTATATTAATATTTAGAAAAAAGGGTCATAAGGCCTTTTTAAAATTAAAGTCTAAATCCCGCAAAACTATTTTTTTGCATATCCTGTTTAATCCCACCAACTAAATACGAAGTAATTTCTGTTTCTTGAGGTGCTACTTGAACATCTTTAGAATTTAACCAATGAGAAGTCCAAGGAAGTGGATTATTTTTTACAGAAATATCAAAAATTGGATTAAATCCAATTGCCTTCATGCGAAGATTAGCAATCCATTCAACGTATGAATTAAGAAGTTTAGCATTTAATCCAATCATTGAACCTTCTTTAAACAAATATTCGGCCCATTGCTTTTCTTCATTTACAGCAATTTTAAACATTTCATATACATTTTCTTCTTCCTCTTTCATAATTTCTAAAATTGTTGGGTCATCACCATTAGCCCAATTTTTAATAATATTTTGAGTAAGAACTAAATGTTGATTTTCATCCCTGGCAATCAAAGAAATAATTTTAGCACTACCTTCCATAAGCTTGAGTTCACCAAACCCAAAACTGCAAGCAAAAGATACATAAAAACGTATACCTTCAAGAATATTAACATTAACAACTGCTTTATAAAGTTTTCTTTTTAATTCTTTTAATTCATAAGATGCCGTTTCATGTCCGTTTTGCATTTGCCATAAACACCCACTAGCCCAATTTTGAGCAGAATTAATAAAATCATCATATGATGCAGTAACTGTTTTTGCTCTTCTCATAATATTTTCATCATCAAGAATAGTATCAAAAACTTCCGAAGGATCTGCATACACATTCTTAATAATATAAGTGTAAGAACGTGAATGAATCATTTCCATTGTTTCCCAAAATTTCATAGCAGATTCTAATTCTGGCAATGAACAATATGGAGTAAATGCCATACCAGGACCACGACCTTGAACTGAATCAAGCATAACTTGATATTTTAAATTGGCTGTAAAAATATGTTTTTGTTCTGGGCGAAGAGTTTGATAATCTGCACGGTCTTTTTGTAAAGATATCTCTTGAGGTCTCCAAAAATATCCCATTTGTTGTTCTGTTAATTTTTCAAAAATTGGATACTTGTATGTGTCATATCTTTGAATACCAAGGGGTTGCCCAAAAAACATAGATTGCATTTTTGTATCTACCTTATTTGAATTAAATACAGTCATATTTTTAATATCACGATTAGTATCCATAGTAAATTGCATTAGCGGTCTTTCCTTGTAATTGCAACTGTTTTGTCGTCTATTACTTCCCACTCTAACATATCTTGTTCATCCCAGTCAAGGCATTTTGCCATTTCTTCTGGAAATTTAATATAAAGTTCATCTTCCCATTTACAATATTCTAATGGTAAAATGTGTATTTTTTTAGATTGAGCATGAGTCACAATTTTCTTCTCCTTGTAATTCTAGTAAAATATCATTAAGTTTGCTTTCAGTTTTTTCTTCAGTATCATCATCTTTTTTAAAATCATAGGTGTTTTGATAATATGAAGTTTTCCACCCATAACGATATGTATTCAATAAATCTTTAGCCATTTCGGAAACGGGAACTTCATTATCAGGATAATGTTCTGGATTGTATGACCAATTGCCAGAAATAGCTTGGTCAAAGAATTTTTGCATTACAGAAACAATATTAATATACCCAGAATTATCTGGCATATCCCATAAAAGAGTATAATAATTTTTAAGTGTATTGTATTGAGGAACAATCTGTTTGAGAGGGCCTTTTTTAGATTTTTTTATAGACAAGAAGCCACGAGGAGGTTCAATTCCATTGGTTTCATTTGATACTACCGAACTACTTTCAGATGGCATTTGTGCTGAAAGTGTAGAATTACGAAGACCCCATTTTAAAATATCTTGTCTAAGAGTTTCCCAATCATAATTTAATTCAATTGAAACTAATTCATCAACCTCTTTCTTATATGTATCAATTGGCAATACTCCATCTGAATATTTCGTTTTATTAAACCACCCACAAGGACCTTTTTCTTTAGCAAGAGTATTACTAGATTTTATCAAATAATATTGAAATGCTTCTGTTAAAGTATGCACAAGTTCCCAGGCTTTTTTATCTGAATATTTAACTTTATTTTTGGCCAAATAATGTGCCAACCCAATATATCCTACACCCAAAGAACGACGATTAATAGTTGAATTTTTAGCTGCCTCAACAGGATATCCTTGATAATCAATTAATTCATCAAGACCACGAACCGATAAATCACACAACAATTCTAATTCATCAAGAGAATTTAATTTACCGACATTAATAGCAGAAAGAATACAAGTGGCAATTTCACCAGTTGAATCATCAATATGATCAATTGGTTTAGTTGGTAAAGTAATTTCCATACAATTATGCACTAGAATATCATTTGCAAAGAAATTATGCGTTCCTTCTACGGTAATATCATAAACTGGAATTTCTTCTTTTAAGTATTCAAGTATAAGAGTAGAAGTTTTTTCGTTAGATGCAAGCACCAACTCATCAGTTTCAACCAAGTCCTTTGCCATTACATATCCACGATTTTTTGTGAATACTTTATGCTCTGGAGTGACTACGATACTTTTACCAGTTTCTTCATCAGTAATTTTCATTACTTTTGCTTTTGGTGAAGTTTCAGCAAAAGCAGTAATAGGTTTGGTTACATTCATTTCAATAATGGGGTCATAAGAAAGAACTCTCAAATCTCTATATTCTGGATTATTAATAAAATCATTTAGATTTTTTATATCAATTGTTGACCATCTGTAATCCTCTATATCCTTAATAAAATATTTAATCTTAATTTTAGTATCCCCAGCAACACAAAGGTTACTCATACTAACTTTATCTTTAAAAGAGCTGTGAGAATTACAATGGTCAATGTTCATAATATAAATGCGACCAGTTTCAGCCCTTTCTTTTAAAATATCCAAAAATAATTCTTGAGCGCCAACAGTTTTTCTTGGAATAGTTGTATTTCGTTCATAAGATACATATAACTCGTCAAATCTATCAGTGCCAAAAGCATCATATAAGCCAGGAACATCGTGTGGGGAGAAAAGTGTGATTTCTTGATTGTCGATGAATCTTTCATAGAATAACTTGCTAATTTGAATACCATAATCTAATTTACGAACTCTATTATCTTCAGTTCCTTTATTATTTTTAAGAACAATAATATCTTCTATCTCTTGATGCCATATAGGGAAAAACGTTGTTGCAGAACCACCTCTGATGCCGTTTTGAGTGCAGCATCGTACAGTTGACTCAAATTTTTTAAGGAATGGTATAATTCCTGTGTGCTGCACTTCTCCACCTCTGATTTTAGAATTGATCCCACGAATTCTGCCCGCATTAATGCCAATACCAGCTCTTTGTGAGACGTATCTACCAATAGCCATGTCACTGCTAAAGATACTATTGAGGGTGTCGTCTGTATCAATAAGAACACAAGATGCAAATTGGCGCAGAGGCGTTCGTACTCCTGCCATAATTGGTGTTGGAATGTTGATTTTGTGCTTGCTGATTGCGTCATAGTACTTTTTAACGTATGAAAGACGGATTTCTTTTGAATATTTTTGAAATAACGTAGCCGCAATTAAAATGTACATATATTGTGGTGTTTCAAAAATTACACCACTGCTGCGGTCTTGAACCAAATACTTATCAACAACTTGACGAAGACCTGCGTAAGAAAAAATAAAATCTCTTTCATGGTCAACAAATGAATTAATTTTGTCCCATTCTTCATCAGAATATTTATTTTTAAGGTCAATATCATAAACACCAACACCAATTCCAGTATCAAGATGCTCTTTTACTGTAGGAAAACCATTTTTCCAATCATTACCAAATACTGTTTTACGAAGTCCAAATAATAAAAGTCTAGCAGCAACATATTGATAATTTGGATTATCAAGAGTAATTAAATCGCTTGCACTACGAACAAGAATTTGCTGAATTTCATCAGTACCAATTCCATCGTAAAATTGAAGTCCTGAATTCATTTCTACTTGTGAAGCAGAAACATTCGTTAATCCTTCACAAGCATTATCTACCATAATATGAATTTTTTCTAAATTCAATAATTCAATTTTGCCGTTTCGTTTTTTTACTTTAATTCCGTTTGCCATTAAACTTTTTTCCATTGAGATAATTTTACTTGTGCTTCTAGTCCGTGATAAGTATTATCTAACACCATACTTTGGACATTCATATCAGCCAAAACAATATCATTAATATCTTTATATTTTAAATCATTGGGCCAAATTACAATAGAATAGTCATTAAATATTGTTTTTTTCATCCTATTAATTATTTCAATATTTCTTGGCTCATTATCAAAAATCATAACAATTTTTGATTCATCTAAAATATTAGAGAGATTAACATCAGCTCCACCCATAGCAATAGCATTATCTAAAAACATACTATCAAATGGACCTTCAGTAATATAAACTGTTTTAGTTTTGTTTATAGTATCAAGTCCATATATTTTGGGATAATCTGAATTAAGGGTTTTTGTGATATATCTAAGATTTGATTTTGGATTAAGAGAACGACCTTGATATCCATATACCTCTTTGTTTTCTGAAAAAAATGGAATAACAATTCTGTCTTCATCTTTTTCAACCTCAACATAATTGGAATCAAATGATGAACTCCATTCAAAAAATTTCTCAGCATAATACAATTTAGACAAAAATTTTTCCGGTATTTTTCTGCCTTTAAGATATTTTTTTGCGTGATGATTTTCATTTAATTCAGAAATTGTGGGAAGGCTGGAAAATATTGTATGCGTAAATTTAGGTTTTTCAAACTCAAATTTAGGGTTAGGTGTAGAGGTGTTTTTTCCGGTCAATCCACTTTTATATCTTTCCATCAAATATTGGTCATACAATAACTTATTGTTATCTTTTAAGAAGTTTGCAAGTGTTTTACCAATACTGCAATTATGACATTTAAAAAACATGTCGTTTTTTTGCCGATAAAAATACCCTCTTGCTTTGTTCTTATTCTTAGAAGAATCTCCGCAATAGGGACAAGAAAAGTTATAAAGATAGTCTTTTTTTCGTTTAAAATTTCTTAAATTGGCTGAGAGCAAATTAATATAAGTCGTGTCAATGATGCCCATTTAATCGCGGTTCAACAGGAGCAATCTCCAGTATACCAAACAAATTGTCTGTTGTCAAGGTTTTTGGATTTGATGTATGTCTGAATTATGAGAAAAATTTTGAGGAACCATCATTCCTTGGAAGAGTCCCGCAATAACAACCACAGCAATACTAGCAGCAATTCCAACGCCATTTACTACCCATTTGAGTTTTTGTAAATCGGAAATGTCTTTTTGTATTTTTTCTAATTTACTGTGAATTTCTTTACTTTCTTCTTCAGAAAAATCTCTAATAGATTCAATTTTTTTGTGAGTATCTGCTTTATTGGTTTCAAATAATGACAAAATCATTTCATCTGTTTTTGATGCGTGTTGCAATCTTTCTTCGTGAACTGCTAACATTTGACTAATACGAGAAGATGCTTCAGACATCCGGTCAATAGCAGTATCTACCTTAGTTAAAAAGTTATCATAATACTGCGTTTTGTTTTCCAAAATTGAAATGCGAGATTCCTGATTGTCCATTAAGTCTCCTACTATCTTTTAAGTGTTTTTAAAACATACATAAAAGCAAGGACATTTCTATTCATCATTTCACGAAATAATTTTTGTTTTTCAAGATCTAATGAAGAAATTGTATTCACCAAAAATGATGCCATTATTGGGTCTACTTGAATGACCCCTCTATCTGCAAGACATATGTACCCAGGTCTTTTTTGACCCGCTATCTTATATAGGGAATCATAAACGTCTTCATTTAAATGTCCGCGTTTAATGACAAATCTACAATCTTCTTTAAATTGATTTAATGTTTTATTTTCACTAAAACGTTCCAAAGCATTATCTCCGATAAGAGTTTCATCTGGTTTTGCTATGGCATTTTTTTTAAATCTATTTCTAGATTTTTGAGTAGTACTATCTATATTTTCTTCTTCCATTTCTTTTTTTCTTCTCTTGCGACCCATAATTGGGTCATATCCTTTTATTGCTCCAGTTGCTGAACTAGATAGTCCTGCAGATGAAGAAGTAGAACCAGTATTACTTGCGGGTGCTCCTGCTCCCATTCCATCTTCTTTTAATTTGTCCATTAAATTAATCTAAGCTCCTTAAAACAAATTTCATCAATTGATATATCATCTAAAGATGATGTAATTTCTGGATATCTATTTAAATATATTATAAACGTTTTTAATGCTGACCAATTTTCACACCCTACTTTAAAAAACAACAAGGGTGTTGCCGCATCACCAAAAAGATTATATAAAGTTATGATATGATTTAATATTAAATGAGTTTTTAATATTCCAGATTTTTGATATAAATTGAAGAGTTTTTTGATGTGTTTAAATTTATTCATATCTTCAAAAAACTCTTCTTTTGTTACGCAATTTGGATTATCATAATGTTTAATAGCAAACATAATATAATTGTTTTTATTCAAATCATTAAATTGCATATTTTATATTAAGAAACAGCCGCTGTAATAGTATTTCCACCATAATAAAAAACAGACGTTCCAGGATAGGTGGGAATTGCCCCGGATAAAGAAAGGCTAGTCATTCCAGCACCAACAAGATATGAAGAATAAATTTGAGTTCTAGCATTAGCTTCAGAAATAGAAACTGTAGTAGTGCCCGTACTTAAAGCAGAAGTGCTTAATGTGATTGTAGTTCCGCCAGAAGAAACTGAAACAATTTGAGTTGAAGCAGTAAATCCAGTAGAAACAATTGGTTGTCCAACTTTAAGCGATGCCGTTGTAGTCACTCCAGTTGCAACTCTACTTCCAGTAGTTAATGTGGCTGGGAATGAAAGTGATACATAATTTTGGTCCAATCCTGCAATTGTAGCTCCAGCTCCCGCAAGTGTTTGTGAAGTAATTGAGAGAGTTCCGGTAAGACCAGTACCAAAGCTATAATGAATTCTATTGGTTCCAGAGCCATAAGCATATGAAGCAGTAGTGTTTCCTGTGCTACTGTTATTAACAATTAACGTAGAACCTGTTCCTAAAACATTAACAGGTTCATTAAATGACATAATAACATATCCTGTGGTATTGACAGGATAAGAAGCTCTGTCAAAAGAAACTGCCTGAATTTCGGGTTCTCCAATTCTTGAAGAAAGTTCTCTAGCACTAACAATAACTTCATCCCAATAATTATAAGCACTTAATGCAACATTACTACCAGAAAGAGAAGCCACATCACTAAGAACAATTCCAGTAACTCCAGATCCAGCAGCGGGTAAAAGTTGTGTAATATAATTACCTTTTTTATCAGTTGGGTCACCAGGAACTCCAATACCACCAACTAATTGGCCTAGTTGAAAATCAGCAGCAGTAGAACCATTGCCAACTACAACATTACTGATTGTAGTTGAACCAGAAGTAACAACTCCAGTAAAAGCAATTCTTTTTTTATAACGTCTTTGAACCCATCCTCGTTGTGTAGCAAATGTATTATATCCCTCAAATGCTTTATTTCCAACAATAGCTTTTTCTGGCTTATATGCATCATTAGCATCAAATGAAATAGTAGTGCCAGTTCCAGCAATATATGGATTAGTTAAATCAATATATGTAGCGCCAAGTCCAATATTGGCAATGCGACTATCATAAGGAATACCAGTAGTTCCAGTGCTAACTACTAATTGACCCAAATGAATATCGGTGTTAGTGAAGCCAACACCTACCGTTACATTATTTAATCTGTAAGAATTGTTTGTAGCGTCTGCTGTAAAGACTACGTGATTTGAACCTGAACCCCAGAGAGGCATTGTTTATGCTCCTAAAAATTACTTTTATATCTTAAAATATTTATAAAAAAACCACACTCGTATTTGAAGTGTGGTTAAAAAATTTATTTTAACTGATTATCACTTGTTAAACATACCGCCCACAGCCTTCAAAAAGGAAATAACAAGTTGATATATGCTATTTTCTTTAATCTTAGGATTGTTTCCAAGATATTCAGAAATAACAAGAAGTAAACCAATAATCCAAGAAGGGCTTATATTAAGTCCAGTTGGAACAACAGTCAAAAACAATTTAGTCAGAAAAACAGTCGTTAACATTTTAAATAACCTCCGATAATTTTAAATTAAATACAAATCAAATAATATATCCGCTTTCTTCAAGAATAGCATCAATTGTTTCTTCATCAAGTTCATTCATAATATTAAATGCGTCTTTATACGACACTGCGTATTCTTCACTTAATATATAGTCAAGAACAATATCAAACACATCAAACTCTTCACCAAGTCCAATTCTTTTAGCAAATTTTTGACGAGCCCCCTGAATATCTGTATGAGCACGTTTTGGTGCTACTTCACCTTTAGGTCCAGCAAAACGAATGCCTTTAGCTGTGCTACCTGCGGCAGCCTTTGCTAACTTTGCTTTAGCATCTGCAGCGCGAGAAGATTTTGAAGAAGTAGAAACTCCTCTATGAATAGCTCCAGCAGAAGCGGGAACAGATTTTTTGGTGGGTTGTTGTGCTGTTTTGGCAGCAACTCTACCAGCAACATTAGAAACTTTTTGAGCAGCTCTACTTATTCTACTTAAAATATCACTCTTAACTTTTTGCCCAGCAGTTTGAACATCTGCTTTTTTGCGAGAGGCAGTCATTGCGGCACCAGCAACAGCTCCTACAGCTTGAGATTTAGCTCTTCTTAGAAATCCTTTTACGGCCCCCTTGACAGCTGAAACTTTTGCTTGTCTAGAAGCAGACCTTTCTGTTTTTTGCCTTTCAGCCCTATTTTTTCTCATTTGAACATTTCTTTCACGGGCTCGTGACATTCTAGCTGCTTTATTTCTTGCCGCAGCATCTTGAGATGCTTTAACAGCACTTGCATAATAGGCATCCGATGCTTCAATAAGCATTGCTTCAAAAAGCTCATTTACATCTTCATCATCAAGATCTTCAAGGATATCAATACATTCAGAAACATTATAACCATCATCAAGCAAATCTTCAATAATTCCTTCTACAATAGCATCAAATTCATCATCATCATCAATACTATTTTCCCCATACATCATACCATAACGATCAAAATAATTAGAAGTACTTTCTACTAAGTATTGAGAAAACTCGTCGTTGTACATTTAATTCTCCTGGATTTTTTTCTGTTTAATTTTATTTATTAACTGGCTCTTCTAATGGCCAATTCTCTAGATTTTCTACCATTTCTAAGAAGTCTTTGATAAATGGCTTTAGCTGTATCGTAGCTAACCCCAGTTTGAACAAAAATACCTCTCACTCTATCATAAACTCCATACAAAGATTCTTCTTCAGAAATTTCAATTTCTTCATTATGTAAAGCTTGTTTGGTAGCAGTAGCATACATCACATCATTAGCTCTTTTACCATAACGAGATTTAAAACCAGAAAGATTTTTTTTCATTGACATAACAATTTTTTCACGTTTTGCTTTTTCAGCCGCACTCATATGACGTTCAATCATTTCATATGATTCTTCACGATATTTGGTGCGAAGAGTTCCTTCATCACAATTTGGACAAGTATAATTTTCTTTTAGTTTAGCGCCACATTTTTGACAATCATTTGAATTTGGATTGATAATAATGTTTCCCTTGTCTTCAGATTCAACAAGTCTATCACTTAAAGAAATTTCTTCTCTCCAATTTGATTTTTTTGTGGGAAGTTTTTTTGACGATCCAGCAGACCCAGTAGGTCCTGCACTAGCCATAGCACCACCACTACTAACACCATCAGAACCACCAATACCTTCTTGCTCCTCCATATTTTTCTTTCTACTACGAAGCTTTTTAAAATCAGCAGCCGTTAATTTATTAAATGGTGGCGCAACATCAAGTTTTGATTGATTTCCCTGCAATTCTTCTTTAGGAACACAATTAGGAACAGTTCTTCCTCCCTTTTTCTTTGTTCCAATTGGTTTATATCCTTTCCAACAAGGATTTGTATTTCTTAAAGTTTCTTCTTCAGAAATTTTAGGAAGTTTAGGTCCCCTATTCATTATTTCTTTTACTTTATCTTGTGGTAATTGTGCTCTTTGCTCAGGAGACATTCTTTCTAATTTTGCTCTAGCAGTATCTTTCACGTTAAAACTTGGACCTTCTTCTGGAAGACCCATTTGACGACGATGTTTTCTAGCATAAGACGAACCAAATTCTGCTTTTTGTCTTATTTCATTTGGATTTAATGTGCTATATCTTCTTACTACTCTAGCTTCATCAACTTCTTCAAAATCTTCAATTTCTTCACCCATAGAAGCAGCTTTTGATGCTTGCCTTTGCATTTTTTGTTGAGTTTCCTGCTGTTTTGCTTGCATTCTTTGCTTCAAAGCATTTTGCTTCATTTGAAGCATTTGCTGTTGTGCTTGTTGTTTTGCCGCTGCCATTTGATCATCAGCTTCTTCTAAACACGCCTCATAATATTCAACAGCCTTATCAACCAAATATTGAGACTTTAAATCTTCAATAAGAAATCCAATTGCAGAATCATAACTCATCCCTTCCAATAAGGTTCTTTCTACTGTTCTCCGTACTCTATAAGAATGCTCTGGAAGCATTCCGATAAAAATAGTGGCGGCTTTAACCGAATCCATATTGTCTCGTGAATAACTAAAATTTCTATATTTATTTATTCGTTTTGGCTTTTCCTCAACATATTCTTTAATATCAGTAATCCAACTACGAAATATTTTTTTAGATTCATCCAAAGCAATTACATAATTTGGTCCTCTTCTAATTATTTTTCCAATTTTGTCTCCACTAATAATTGTAGTTCCCTCAGTAAAAATATCTTTATTTAAATATTTTTCTTTAAGAATTTCTTCTTGATTATTACATTTTATATAACTGGAAAAATTAAGCATATTGTATATAAGTCTTTACACATATTTAGAAGAAAACCCCCAGATCAATTGACCTGAGGGCTTACATTAAATGTCTCCTTCTTTTCTATTTTCACTTCTATAAACGTCAAAAGTTCCTTCTGGATATCTAGCACTTAGTTTTTTATAATTTCTTTCCAGCACTTCTTCAAAAGAAACATTAAGTGCCATACAAGCTTGAGCAGCATACCACATAATATCTCCGAGTTCTACTTTCAAATGTTCAACATTATCTTCACTATACGGTTTTCCTTGTAAAAACATTTTTTTTACAATTTCAGTAAATTCACCAGCTTCAGCACTCATACCAAATGATGCCGTCAAAAGGCGAGTAACATTAGCACCTTGAGAATTAAGTTCATTTAAACGAGCACATAAAGAATTGAAATCACTACTTGCTGGACTTGTCGTTTGTCGGACAAATTCAATGTACTTATTAGAATCAATCATTGTCATTAGAATTTAATACCTCAGATTTTAAAAGTTGCAAATTTATCGTTAATTTTAGAAATTTCTTCAAACTTATATTCTTCTTCTTTATCGGGATTTTGAATTTTTGTTTGAGCACCATCATCTACATTATATAACCTCATTTTAGATCTGTCAATACCGATAACAAATCTTTTATGCATTGTGGGGTCATTGTATCTATTTTTTAATTGTTTTATCATAATTTGACCAAGGTTTTCTAATTCTTCAGTTGCAATTAAAGCAAACATAAAATCTGCTGTAGCAGGAAGTCCAAAAGATTCTGAAGTATCGGTTAAATCTGGATCTGATGATCCAAATCCACTCCTGGTCATTTGTGTAGCACTAAAAACAGGAACATCAAATTCTACAGCCAAACCTCTAAGTTCTTCAGCAATTGCTTTAATGTATGTATAAGAATTTACCAAAGACCCTTTGTATCTAGAAGAAGAACAAATATTCAAATAATCAATAAAAATAATATCAGGAAAAAACTTTTTCTTTAAAGCAAGTTCATTTAACAAACTACGAAAATGTCCGGCATGAGCAGATCCTGTTGGGTATTCTTTAATAATAAGTTTTCCCTGAGTTTTTTTAGAAAGAATATTAATTTTATTTTCATAAATTTGTTTTGGAATATCGACCAAATCTTTAATGTTTACATTTAAAAGATTAGCATCAATCCTTTCTGCAATTCGTTCTTCTGCCATTTCTAAAGTAATATATAAGACATTTCTTCCCTGAAGAAGAATTGAAGATGCAACATGACACATAAAAAGAGATTTTCCAACTCCAGTACCTGCAAGAGCAACATTTAAAGTTTTCTTTGGTATTCCTCCTTTAGTAATCTTATTAAATAAATCTAAATCCCAAGGAATTTTATCTTCTTTTTTAGAATAATAATCATGCCTATTACTGGAATCTGAAATATAATCGTGTCCAATATGCTCATCAAAACAAACTGATAACGCTTCTGAAAGAATGCTTGGAATAGCATCTCTAGTTTTTTCTTCATCTTTTCCATCAGCAATTTTAATACTTTCCAAAAGAGAAAGATATATTGCCCGATCTTTACACCACTTTTCAGTTGTATCAATAATCCATTTTTTATCTACTTTAGTTTCTTCAAATCCATCAATTATAGAAATAATTTCTTTAAATGTTTGCTCATTTAAATCTTTTCTTTTTTCTAATTCAATAGTAAGAATTTTTTGAGTTGGTAAATTTTTATATGTTTGTACAAATTTAGATATTTCTTCAAAAATTGTTCTTTGAGAAATAGAATCAAAATATTCTTTTTTTAAAAAAGGTATTACTTTTCTAGTATATTCATCATTAAATATAAGATTTGATAAAATAGTGTTTTCAATTTTTTGTGTCATAAGTAGTGCAAATATGTGCTCATAATATACTTACTATTACTAA